AAGAAGACAGTTTTATAGTTTAACAAGTCAGTATATTGACTCAAGCAATAAGATAGCTAAAAGAAATATAGGTCAACATAATTTAAAAGATCACACTAATGGCTATAATGCTTTTGATTATGTTTTAGATGGTTATGATGTTGTCTTAAATACTTTTAATATATTTAATAGATTACAAGAATCTATATACAGACAAGGCATGTTTACTGCATCTTTAATAAGACAACTTGAAGGTAAAGGAATAGATTATGATGATCTATTAGCTGAACAAGGTTTAAAAAGTTTAAGTAAAGTTGTTTCACCTGAAATAATAGCAAAAGCAGTAGATGACGCTTTAGAATTTACTTATGCAGCTAGACCTAAAACAAAAAGAGGTCAACAAATAAATGACTTTATGGTAAATAACTACCTAACTTTACTTTATCCTTTTCCTAGATTTACAATTAAAGCGTTAGAGTATCAATACAATCACTCTCCCGGTGGTGTAATATCAGGTGTTTATAGATTATTAAAACAAATAAAAAAAGAAGGAAGAGATCAAAAAACTGCTGATTTAGGTTTTCAACAAATTTCAGAGGGAATAGTTGGTGCAGGAACACTTTTGTTTACGGGATGGGCATTAACACAAAAAGAATTTGGTTCTAGAGGTTCAGAGTGGTACAAACACAGTGATGGATACGGCAATGAATTTGACATAAGACCTTATTTTCCACTAACACCATATGTATATTTTGGTGAGTTAATAAATAGATACACAGAAAAAAGAGATGGAAAATTATTTAAATTTGATGAATTAATACAAGCAGTATCTGGTGCTAATTTAAGAGGTGCAGGTTCTTCTTATTTAATATTAGAAGATTTAGTAAATTATGCAAATTCTTCAGATGCTGCGAATGATTTAGAATTTAGATATGGTATGCACAACTTAGGTGAAATCATGGGTGAAATTATTAGTGGATATGGTCAACCTTATTTTCAATTTGGTGATATGTATCCTACATATAATGATTGGGCTAGAGAATATGAAAAAAATCCTAATTTAAATAATGATTTTGTAGGTAATTTTACAGAGGGATTTTCTAGACCTTGGCAAAAAAGATTTGGTAAACTAACAAATAAATTAAATTTTGATGATGAATTACCTTTTAGAGCAGACCCAAGAACTGCTGATATACCTGAAAATGTTCTACCATTTTTTAAAATATTATTTGGTGCTAATTTAACTAGAAAACCACCACCTTATGTTATAGAATTAAATAAAATGGGATTTACTTATTCAAAGTTTATGGGAAAGACAAATAATGCAGAAATAGATCAAGCGTTTAATTATAGAATGGGAATAGCATTGAATAAAGATTTTGGTCAAGAGGGTCTACTAGAAAAATTTAAAGAAGATTATCCTGATAGACCTAAACTAGTTTCTAAAAGAGTAGATGATTGGATTACCGACACTAGAATAGATATAATGAATGAGTTAAAACAAACAGACGAAGGAAACTTTAATACTCAACTAAAATTTAGACAATATAATCGTGCAAGTTATAGAAAAAAATCTGCTGCAAAAGAAGAGTTTAGAATTAAATTTGGAAGAGAGCCTGATCTCTTAAATTTAAAAGGTAAATACACAGAAGATGTAATTAACCTACTTGATATTTTAAATAAGTTACCTAGTGGTGCAGGAGAATTCTATAAAAAATAATTAACGGCTGTCTCCACTTCCATGAAGAACACCACGTAATTTTCTATCTTTTAATTTCCATATGTTTTCTTCCATGATCTTGCCTAAATTAACATTAAAATGATCTGCTAACATTGCACAATACCACAACACATCCCCTATCTCACTTGCTACATCTACGTTGGTTTTTTTATCACGTATTATTTTTTTAACTTTATTAGCAACTTCTCCAGCTTCTCCAACTAACCCTAGAGATAAATACTCTAGGGCTTTGTTAGAAGGAAATACGGCTGTCTTTTTTGCTTCTATTTGATAAGCATTTGCAGTTATCATACTTTTATTTTTATCTTCCATAAATTTCCTTACCTCTTCTTCTATTTTCATTTTCTTTTACTTTCTTTAAATTTTTAGCGTAGGCAAAGTTAAAACCTCTTTGCCATTCTCTATATTGCATAGTATTAATATTATAAGGACTTTTTATAAATCCTCTATTAAAAGCAATAACACCCTTTTCAAATTGTATTCTTAAAGGTGCGTCATATTTACTAAGTCCGTGTCTACGATTTTTTTGTTTTAACATCCTTATTCTCCTCTTGTTGTTGTTGAGGTTTAGTAAAAAACTTTGTTAGCATTTCTAACTTATCGTGATAGTCGGCTATCTTGCCCATCTCGATTTCAATAACAGCTTGTATATCTTGATGCGAATCTTCACCAATACCTACAGGATTTGTAAGCAATACTTCCACATTTGCTATATGCCTATTAATCATACCCATATAATAGGTTCTAGCTGCTCCAATTAACATTTCTCTCATAATTTTTCTCCTTTTTAAAAATTTTTCTTTATATAAAGCCCTTCAGAGGGGTGAAACATACCTTCCGAAGGGTAATATACCTAATTATGTAGACTGTATATCTACGACCTCACAAACTCCAGCACTACAAGCTAACTCTTTTGAACCAGCTGTATTGTCTTCTTTTTCGTAATTTTGCAATAAATTCCAATCTATACTGTTAGGCATTCTGTTTTTTAGTTCTTCATACTCTTTTTTCTTTATTTCTTGATAAGGTGCTTGTGCATAAGTATGATCACTATGGGGTAAAAAGCTAATTCCTGATATATCATCAAAGTTTCTGTAAACCCACGCACCAACTTCCATCCACTCATCTTCTTTAACAGATATTGTAACAGATGGTTTATGTTCACACCAATACTCTTGAAATGTTTGCCATAAATTTAATTGATGTATAGCTGACATTTCATTTCTTGTTGTTGCACCTTCAGGTGCTTTCATAGGAAAACTAAACACTGTTGTGCTATCAGGTTTCATAACGTCAGGTTCATTTGGTATACCACTCTCTTTCATAAACTGCGTTAGTGGGTCTTTGTTGTCACCACGTACAGTACGAATATAATACTCGCTATGTCGAGTATGTATGCCACTTGCACTATCGACAAGTTGAGAAACTGTACCACTAGGTTTAACACATGTGATTGCAGTTGACTGAGGTATGCCAAGCATTTCTGAATACTTTTTATTTGTTTCAATAGCCTTCTCCTTTAATTTTGTAAGTATTCCACCAACTCTTGATCCATCAAATACTTGATGACCATCTTCAAAGAACACTGTGTTATAATCATTAAACAATTGATTGTCCATAATACCTGTTAAGGATACACCAAGTAATCTTTCTTCTTCTGTGTTATCTTTCCATATCTTACGTAGATATTTAAAGTCTGTGAGTGTAGCTTGAAATGTACCTAGTATTGTAGCCATCTCTACTTTTTCTAATAGAGTTTTTTCTGTATCTTCTGCTCTAATAACTACTTCAGATAAATTACAGAATTGATATGGTCTCAATATAATTTCACTACATGGATTGCAACCAAATTCATAATCAGTTTTACGTCTACCATTTTTTTCTGCTTGTTTAATAGCAGACTTACGATTAAATATACCACGTTCTCCCGATTTACTCTCTACAAGTGCCAACCACTCACGCATAAATGTTTCCATACTAATCTTACCTTTGTATGCAATACTATTATTAGCTAATGCACGTTGACCTTCATTTTCCCACCACTGACCTGATTTAGCATATCTCATTTGATCATCACCTAAATTAGATAAACTGATAAGAGCAGAACGTCTTACTCCACCTACTACAACTACTTCACCTATCTTACACATAAGATCGTGACACTCAATAGGATAGAGTCTTCTACCTGCTGCATTTTTAAACATGTTAATACAAAATCTATATAAATCAACAAGAGGTTCAGGACCTGATGCTCTACCACCAAATGTTTTAAGTCTAGCACCTGCGGGTCTTACATCTTCAACGTCAAACTCAGGAACTTGTCCTACATATAACATTGCAATAAGTTCACGTAATGCTTTTGCCCAACCTGAACGTGAGTCACCTACTTTAATAATTGTAGTGCTGTCCTCAAAGTGTTCGTTAACAATAGGAAGTTTATCTACATTTTGTCTTTCTACAGAAAATCCTACACCAGTTCCACACATAAGAATGTACATACATTCATCAAAAGCACGAGGGCTATCAACAGGTAGATAAGAACAGTTGTATCCTGCTACATGGCACTTATCAAGTGCTTTACCTGCAGTCATTAATGCTCTCATACTTGGCATTACTTGTAAATCTGTAATGTAATGAAATAATCTATCTTGTAACTCATAATAAACTTTTTCATCAAAGTTATATTTTTTAACTAAATGCTCTTGCATATAATTTAAATATCTATCTACAGTTTCTGACCACTCTTCTCTTCTGTTTTCTTCAGAAATCCACCGAGCATATCGTGAAAGTGCTATAAAGTTTTGGTAGTCTGTAGGTAATGTTATGTTATTCATTTATATATCTCCTCACTTATTATCCTAAAGTTTTTTATATTAGTACCCTCTAAATCGTGAAAAGATTCTCTGACGAAATCTTCTATTTCATCATCAACTTTACCATCTGCAGGTACAGCATACTCATCAGTATCTATATCTAGTGTTAACATTATTTTAACTCGTATTGTCATTTTTTGTCTCTATTAGTTTAGATAGATACCATTGTGCTTTTTTCAAGTCCTCTACACCATTTTTATAATTAAATCTCCATAAATATTTTAATATATTTCCTTGAAGATAAGAATCAAAATGTTTTCCAGTACATGCTTTTATAGCATCTATACACTCTATGCCATATTGATTGTAATGAGGTGGATGATTAACCATATCTGAATTTGGTCTAGTATCCTTTTCAAAATCTATTATCTCTTTTATAGTTGGTTTTTTCATGCTTCACCTCTTGTCTTTGTTTTAAAATTAAGTTTTATAACTTTACCTTCTTTAAAATTTTCTTTAGTTTCTTCAGGTTCTTTAATAAATTCTTCTAATCTATCTGCTAGAGTATGGTCTTTTTCCATCAAAGCTACTGTACTTGCTACTAACTGTGATAAATGTATTAAACTATCTACACTTTCTTCAGGCATAGGATTGTCTCTAGATGTTATAATATTTATTCTAAGACCACCTGTCCATGATTTATCTTTATATAAATCAGGAACAAGTTCTATATAACAAGCTGCAGGATTTTTATTTGGTATTTTCTCTATCATAATTATCTCCTTAATTTTGTACCCATAAACTTTATAAATTTAGGGTGGTTGTTTTTACCTTTTTCTTTTAGCCAGTCTTCAGGTATGATTCTATTATAAAATCTAAACCCATATCGTATGCACCACTCTGCATAAGATGATTTTGCACCCTTTCTAAGTTTTCTATTACTATTTGTAAATACAAATCTTATATCTAAACTAGGGTGCTGTTTTTTTATACAGACATGTTTTCTTCTATCTGCAACAGTAAATATTCCTTTTGTTTCTATAATAATTCCATTATTTAAAACAAAATCAGGGGTATAGGTGCGATATGCAAGGTCTTCCCACTCTATCTTAACTTTCTCATAAAGAAATTTTACTTTATGCTCTTTTAAGTAGTTTGCTACAGTATCCTCTAAACCACTCCTATACCCATTTTTACGTGCTATTTGTCTAGCACTATACGCTGACATTAGAAATAAAATCTAAATGGTAAATCGGTTGTAGATGTATGCCCATACCCAAGTGCTTTCATCTCTTCACGAACTAGTTTTTCAGCTTCTTTTCTTTGTTCTAATGCATTACGTAATCCCTCTGATCTACGTTCTCTATATTCTTTTTTCATTGCGATAAGTTCTTTTTCTTTTTCTTTAATCATATCTGCCATGTCATCTAATTTTAAATCTGTCATATTACATTCTCCTTATTTAATTCAACATATGACACAATCTTTGGAAATTGTGCCTTAGACATAACTGCTGGTGCTTCAACTAAATTTTCCCAACATGCCTTTTTAAAATCGCAAAAAGTACAATTTTTGCTTAAAACTTTGTTACCTGTACGTTTACCTCTAAATGTTTCTTCTTCAGGCTCAAAGCATCTTTCAAATTTATTTTCTTTTACTTTTTTTAAAGTAGCTTTTATATTATCTATTTCTTTTTCTAAATTTAAATTATGTGCAGAAACATATTTATACTTACCATTAGCTTTGTTAACAACCCACCAACCACCTACTTTTGTTTTTGTGGCTTTGGCATAACCAGCTAACTGTGATATATAACCAAAAGCATCTCCCTCATTTAATGTTTCAAAAGATTCAAATTTGTTTTTGTAAGACCAATCTGATGCAGACTTAACATCATCTACAGCACCATCTATAATTAAATCATAACTACCTGTAACTACACCCTCTTTTAATTTTAATTTAGTTTTTTTAGAGTCTGTATATTCAACACCAGCTGCTTTTAGCAATCCTTTAAAAACAGCTTCAACAATATCTCCTAATAACATATTCATTAAAAAATTCGTAGGTTTAGGCTCTGCCAACTCTGGTTTGTTTTTTTGAAACCAAAGTTGACAAGTTGGTCTGCCAATATTTGACATACGTAAACTAAATTTATCTCTACTAATACCACTACTAAATTGTCTTTTTAAAGCAGCAGTCACATCTCTACCAACTTGCCTAATTACATCTTTAGGCATAGTAGTTTTTCCCTTAACGGCATCAGTCATAAACTGATGTAGTGATAATTCAGCAGGATGTGTCATTAGTTATCTTTATCCATTTCTACGTCTATAAATTGATCTACAGTGTCAATATCATCATCAGACATTTGCTCTTGTTTAGCTAAATTTTTATCTGACCACTCTTTGTATATATAGTCATTATAATTTTTAATCCAATCAACAAAGTCTGAAAATATTTTATGATCCTCTTCTTTAATATCTAAAACTTTAGATAAATCTAGTGATACATTAGGTGTATAAAAACTAGAACCATTTGGTAATGGGTTTTCTTTTGTTTCTTTTAAAAACATATTATGTTGTAGAGGAAGTCTTTCTTTCTTTCCATAAGTAGAAAACTGTTCTCCTAACATTTTATAAGCATCTTTATTATCTATTTCCCATATAAATGGCATCTCGTCAATAACAACTTCTTTGCCTTTTTCATCAAGAGGATTATCCAGTTTTATTGTACCAAATACAACTCTTACTCTTTTAATTTGTCTAATTAAATCTTGCATATCTGTAGGAAGAGATTTAAAATCTTCTACAAATCCTGTAGGTTTGCCACAGTTAAATGTTCCTTGATTATCTTTTAAATCAACACTTAAACTATCTGACATTATAGTTCT